ACCGGCTACATGTGCTGGTAAAACGTTTGCTTCTTTTAAAGAAGTTATTGGACTTAAGTTGTGTTTTGGTTTTGCACCACTTGCAATGTAATCATCAAGCATTGCTTCAATATCACCCCCAACTTCTGCCATTCTCTCACGCATTAAATCTTGGATATTGAATTTTTTAGCTTTTGATTCTGTGTTATCAACAACCACCTTAACTGGCACGGCTGCTATTGCATCTGTAATTGCAATTTCGATATCCGCGGATTGTTCGTCAGTTAATGCATAACCCATCATTGTCATGCGAGCCAACCATCCATACCCATTTGGGAATTTACGTTCTGGTGCATGTTTAAGAGCTTTTGCTTCATCAATTCGTTTGTTGAACTTTAAATAATCCACCATAAACGATAAAGCATTTTTTGAATTTTGTGTATATGAATACCAGTTAAATGAATTTATCAACAACCTTTTTCGATTTTCATCTGTAACTTCAACGTTTTCAAACGTTGGTTCATATCCAATGTATTTTGCAACATCATAATTAATAATAAGTGCTTTGGCTTGCGGATGTAATGGTACTGTACCTGATTTTTGATACGATATTTTTCCCATTTTATTTCTCCTAAAGTTTTCTAATTTTTTTGCAACATTAAAAATGCCGCTTCAAAGAATGTATTGTCTTTAATACAATAATGCTTACCGTTTTTAGCACGGTAAGGAACATAAGACATAACGCCACATGTTGAAACACTAGTTAATACTATTCGTCCGTAACCTTTCCCACTTGGATTAGTATTGTAAACATGTAGATGTTTACCCTTGGCACTAAATTCAAGTCTGTCAATCACTGCTTTTTTGTATGAAGAACTCATGTTACACCTTAGAATATTTATTAAATGTGTTTAATTACAGTAATTATAGCACCAATAGCTCAAAGGTCTATCTTTATTTTGTGCTTAGTCGGGCTTATTTGTAAGTCATTGAATTATAAAGGTTTACTACTTTAGTACTAAATTGCTAAGTTATTGATTTATATAGTAAAACCAAAATAAAACGCTGTTTTTAGTTTTTATGTGCGTCCGTTACACTATATAATAGTATTAAAGGTAGATCTTTTAAAAAGAGATGCTATAATTACTGTAACTTACTAGGAAAACAATTATGAAGAAATACGCTGTAACAATTGCATGGTCTCAAACATGCCATGAATCAATACTAGTTCATGCTAATGATCCAAAACATGCTGAAATATTAACACTAGAAAACAGCCCAGGTATTAATCATATTGTTAGAGTTATAGAACTAGTGAATGAAATTAATGCTAAACCAACAAACAAAGGTGCAAAAAATGACTAAATTAACAAATTTTAAAAGATGGATTGATGAATCAGATTATACCGTATTGTTACACCGCTGGAGATTTAACGATAGCTCGGACCAAATATTTCAAGGCAAAATGGGCGAATACTATTCAGACGTGATGTCAGCAAAGAAAGCAAAGCTTACACCTGGCGAACAAGTAGCAGCAAGTAAACGAGTAGGCTGGGACGGATGAAATTAGGGAGTATGTTATCCTTCTGGGCACTAAAGGACATGGTTACGTCTAGCCAAGTGTTATCAAGTAATCAATTATATTCAATGGATGATGAGGAATCAGATTGGAACCGTCACATATTAAACAGATGTACAATTTCTCCTAAGGAGCATTCGCTTAAACTCGCTGATATATATTACAAAATAATCATTAATGGAAAAACTAAAAAAGAATCAGTGTCACTTGTACACGCGAATATACTATTTGCTGAAAAGTTATCCACAATAGATAGTGATGAAATTTTCATCCCCAATGCATCACTAAGTGATTTAAACAGACATTTCATAAACAACGATTAACACCCTTCCTTTGTTTCTGCATAAATACAAAAAAGCAGGAATAAACTATGCCGCGATTAAGCCTTTGGCGCTCAGACAAAACAAATGATTTTAAATTTCTCGACGAGATAATCAGAGAGCAGTACACAGTTGGTGGATTATGTATTTACATACATAAATACCTAGGGGTCAAAACTCCGGCGAACAGCACAGATGCAACACAACCATCGTACGATGTTACCGATCCGTTGTTTATGGAGGATTTGTTATTACTTGAAAATCGTAATCGTGATTACGAAGAAGATGTTTATACGATGCGTGGTGTGTACAGAACACAAGACATAGATTTTGACCTTAGCCAGTTCGGATTATTTTTAACAAATGATACAATCTTTGTGACATTTCATTATAATGATATGATTGACAACATTGGAAGAAAGTTAATGAATGGAGACGTTCTCGAATTTCCCAACTTACGAGATTTTCATCCACTAGATGATACTGTACCTAAAGCATTGCCAAAGTTTTATGTTATTAATGACGCACAATTTGCAAGTGAAGGTTTTAGTCAAACATGGTTTCCACATTTGTGGAGAGTTAAAGCGGTCCCAATGGTTGCATCGCAAGAGTACAATGACATTCTTAATAAGTTCATTGATGATGGTTCATGCAGTATAGATGGTGATGACGGTAATGGTAACGGCTCTGGGACTATCGGGGATTACATTTCACAATGCAGTAAGAACTTAAGCTTAAATGATTCTATACTTGACCAAGCAGAAATTGAAGTTCCACTAAGTGGGTACGATGTAAGTAGTTTTTATATTGTGCAATACGACGAGACTGGACATCCGTACAATCCTACTTTTTCAGCAGACAGTACTAACGTAACCGCAGATAATTCAAACGAGACAGTGGATTCAACATCCTTCTCGCCACACGGAACACATGCAGAGCTTGGCTACTTAACAGGAGATGGTATACCAGACAATGGATATCCAGTAACACCAGGGGTATCGTTTCCACCCAGCCCAGCAATTGGCGACCATGTACTAAGATTAGATTATTCTCCAAATAGATTATTTAGATTCAACGGATCAGTTTGGCTGAAAGTAGAAGATAACGTGCGTACGTCAATTTACCGAGATGGAGATACCCAGCGTAGTAACCTCGTTAATAATGATGATACTGTAAGTACATCTGATCGCGGTGATATACCATCTAAACAAAGTTTAAATAACTTATTAAGACCAAAAAAGGATAATTAATGGCTAGCACATATTATTATAGTGAACAAATAAGGCGATTTTTATTACAATTTGCCAGGATGTTCTCCAACTTTGAAATAGAATCTGGGCTTGATGCAAACGGCAACCCGATTATTATACGTGTGCCAGTGCGCTATGGTGATGGTTCAAGACAAGCAGAAACTATCCTGCAGAACAATTCACGCAATAGTTTACCTTGTGCGCCAATGATGTCATTTTATATTACAGATTTAAAATACAGAAGACAGGATGTACAAGAACCACACTTTATTGATCGACGTTATATTAGACAACGTGAGTGGGATGAGGACAGTCAAGTATTCGAAGAAAATCAAGCCAATGCATTTAATGTTGAACGCGCTATGCCAGTACCTTATATGCTGTCATTGAACTTAGATATATGGACATCAAACACACATTCAAAATTACAACTAATGGAACAAATTTTACCATTATTTAATCCATCACTAGAAGTGCAAAGTACAGATAACTACCTAGACTGGACTAGTTTAAGTATTGTTGAAATAAAAAATGTTAATTGGAGTTCAAGGACTGTACCAAATAATGAAGATAATATTGATATCGCAACTCTAAAATTTGAATTGCCGATTTGGATAAGTGCTCCAGCAAGAGTAACCAAGGGTGGAGTAGTGCATAAAATTATCGCTAGCATGTTTGACGAGACTGGAGATTACGTTGATGCTATTACAGACGATGATATTTTACTAGGCACAAGACTTAAAATCACACCACACGGTTATCAAGTAATACTAATTGGTAACGAACTATCAATTCAATTACAATCTCATCCAGGAGACGATGGCAACATAAACACACTACCAGATAATTCTAATAGTGGATTGTCGTGGCGTGTAGTACTAGACGAATACGGTGCATTAAATAATGGCATATCACAAATACGATTAGAACCCGCGGTTGAGGGTGAGCCGGATATAATAGGTACTGTAACATATCACCCGGACGAGAACTCTGGTAACATATTATTATTTACAATTGATCCTGGCACAATGCCAAGTGACACGTTATCTCCAATAGATAAAGTTATTGATCCAATAGAGTCTGGGCCGGGCATTGGTTTGCCGGTGGCTGCACTCGGACAAAGATATCTATTAACTACTGATACTGGTGACGCTGATGACAGCGTTGTACTGCCTAATACCAATGTTCCATATGTATCTGCCTGGTTCAGTACTACTGAATTAGTTGCCAAAAAAGATGATATTATAGAATACGATGGTACAAACTGGACAGTGGTGTTTACTCCAAATCCTGTTACGGTAGACTACGTAACAAACCTGAATACTAATATACAATTTAAAACTAGTGGCACAAGCTGGCTCCGTTCAGTGGACGGCTTGTACAGCGGTGGAAATTGGAGTGTTGTTTTTTAGTGAAAAATAAAATTGATGCGGTAGGAATTTGGTTCTATTCAATGGATACCAAACGCCATCTGTACTTAATGCGAGATGATAAAAAATATTCCGGGCATTGGGGACTTCCAGGGGGTAAGATCGAAGACGGTGAATCATTGCTCGACGCTATTGAACGTGAATGCACTGAAGAAATGGGTTTCATGCCAGATACCGTTAAGCTTATACCAATTGAAAAATTTACTGCTAAGGGAGATTTCTTTTGTTATCATACATTTTATTGTATAGTAGAAAATGAATTTACACCAACGTTAAACCATGAGCATATCGGGTATGCGTGGATCAGTTCTGATTTAATACCAAAACCATTACACCCAGGCTTCTGGGCTACACTAAAAATTGATGATATTTTTAAACGGATTAATACGTTAAAAGATTTGTACACTTAAATAATCAGTTCTGTATAATTTTGAATTCAAATGTCACCTTAAATGGTTTGTGCTGCTACAAACGCGGCATATGCATCACGTACCGCAGTTGTCCAAACAACATTTGCAATATCATCAACGCCATTGGCTATTGCTGCTGTATCATCATCACAATTAACAACCGTTCTGAAATAAGTCATTCCTTTTACCTCACCAGTTGTATCTTCTATGATTTCATCTGCATAACGAATTTGTAAATGTTTAAATTCTGTTACTATTTCTATTTTATCTATTCTTCTTTGTTCTATTAACATTTTAATTTTCCTTTTATACGTAATAACTCATTTCGGCAATTATACCACCATCTGCTGACCATTCTGATCCTAATAAACTAGATGTTCCTAATACAACACCCCACGTTGATAATGGTGCTTCAATTGTTCCGGGGATTATCAGAATGGTCAGCGTTGTTCCGGCTGTTAGTGCTAATCCTTGTCCAAAACCTACATAACCAGAAGCGTGTGAATCTGTTACACTGCTTGCTGTAAACGGTAAACCACCAATACTTACACTACCACCAGTAGGAATAGAGTTCAGTGATGTTGTTAATATTCTAAACTGTAACCAAACTCGGTTACCAACCTTAGTATAAGCACCGACTGCTCGATCAGTTGTTGCTGTTGTTCCTGCAACCCCACCCTGATGTAATGAAGGTGTCCAAGTCCCTTCTTCATAATCGTCTAGTGTATTAGCTGCTAAAGCATTAGATGAAAAGTTTATACCACCGCTTGATGTTCTAACAGCTTCTACACCATCATAATACAGTTTAACATCCGGGGTTGCGCCGCCAACAATTATCCCTTCCCTTGTTGTGCCACCGGAATCATTTGACTGTATTGCAACTAAACCACTATTAACTGCATCACGAATAAAAAGATTACCAGCATTATTATGTATTCTGGAATCTACCCCATCGTGATAAATGTCTAAATCATTTCCAGTGCCATAATAACTATGAACGTTATCATTGTGAATAGTGTTTCCAGTCATTGTTCCACCGCTTAGTGGTAGTAGATTCGTCTGGTTCTGTGCAAGTAAAACAATATTATTAGCATCATCTTTCATGTACAATTTACCATCATTGGTATTGATTGCTAGTTCACCTGTTACTAAGTCGCTAGTACCTGGTGCTGCACTTGCTGTCTGACTATTTTTAATTACTATTGCCATTTTCTATCTCCTACTATCTTTAGTTGTTATTTATCGCTAGCCCGGGCTTATATATCACACTACTTTATTACTTAAATATCACATGCAGAAATAAAT